GCATATACATTATTAAATTTTTCTTTTATACCCCTATAATCAAATCCAAGTATGTATATCCTATCATATCCGTGTTGACTTGCAAGCCATAAAGCTGTTGGACCACTTGACCAGCCCTTAGAGGGATTAAAATAATTAAAGCCTTGCATTCTTTGATATGCTTTATTTGGATTAGTCCATACAGTATGTTTTTTTTGATATCCTGTTTTATTGATTTCTAAAATCATTTTTGTATCAACAGCAACTAGATAATCAGGATTAAAAGTTCTATACAATGCATTACATCCATAAGTATTTCCTAAATTTGCAAGGTCTTCTACATTTATAGGAGTTCTACTTGTGCCGTTACCTATTACAAAAGCACTACCATATTTTTGTTTAATTTGTACTTTTTCGTATTGGATAGGTTTTTGAGAACGTTTAGCTTCTTTTTGAGCTCTACGTTTTATTTTATAGAGTTTTCTTTGAGTTTGAAGTTCACGCCATTCATCAGGAGTGTATTTGCTTTTATCTAATTTTGCCAATTATCATACTCCGGCTGCCTCAGCTTGTGCTGCTAGTCCATACATTTGTCTTACAAAATCAATTTCTTTAGACTTTTCTTCTGTATGTAGTTCAGCTGCCTTGCGAGCACGATTTATTTGGCTTAAACTTAATCGTGTTTTCCGGGTATCATCTAGATCAACTATAGATTGATCATACTGAGGATCATACCTATTGTCTTCAACAGGTTCTATTGTTTCTTTGTCGTAATAAAAAAGTTCTCTCAGTATCATAATGTTATTTATACTTTATATTGTTCCCGCGTCGCCACCTGCTGGGGGTGTTGCTGGTGCTCCGCCTAGTTCTTCACCAGTTGCTGTTTCTGGAGGTGCTCCTTCTCCTCCGTCTTCGCCGCCTTCTATGTCGGCTGTTTCTTCGGCACCGTCAATATCTGCGCTTATACCTGCACTACTTATTCCTACACCGCGCATTTCACCTGCGGCATCACCTGGTGGCGGTGTTAAGTTTTCTTGATTTTCTTCTTTCCAAAGTCTTTCATTTTTAGCAATATCTTCTGTGCTTAATCCTAAGAATCTTTCTAGTGCAAATCTATTTGAAATGTATGGTATTGCTTGTACTTGTGACCAAGTACCAATTCTTTGGTTGTCTAATTCTGTTTGTCTATAGGCTGCAAAGTTTTGTGGTGGTTGAAATTTTAGATCAAACATTGCTGTATCAATGTTAACACCTTTTTCTAACAAATATCTTTTAAATTCTTGATCAAACTCGTCTGCAAGTAGGTTTTGTAATCGTTCACAGTATGTGTTAAATCTTAATTCTTGTATAAATGCTGTGCCGACTCTTCCATCATTGTAGCTTGCAGTTGCATCGTCAGCGCCTGTAGGCAAGTAGCTGCTAGGGATTCGTAAGCCGCGTACGAGCTTATTAGTAAAATATCTAAGGTCATCAATTTCTCCTAAGTTAGTACCTCCTGGTAGTGTTTCAACTTTAGATCCACGTCCTTCTGCTGTTTGTGGGAAGAAGTAATCTTCGTTAGTTGATAGAGGATTATATGCACTATCAATAACATTTGTTCCGCCGCCTGTTTTACTTGGAATACGTCTTTGATGTATTTCTGTTTTTACACGCTCAACAAATTGCATAGCAAGGTGTGATGGCATATTACCTACGTCGACATAAAATACTCTACGCTCTGGCGCACGTTGTACACGATAGATAATAATAGCATCTTCAAGTAATTCTTTTTGCTTGTATACTTTAAAAATACTTTCTAACAATGAATTACCAAATGGATAGTTGTTGTCTAAACCTTCTGACAAGCTGAGATGAAACATGTGTTCTCCAGCTATTGCAACTTCACCGTCTTCAATTGTAAATCTTGATCCAGCTTGGTTAGGATAGTTACCTACCATTCCTCTCACGCCGCCTTCGTAGTATCCGCTTCCGCCACCAGTTATGTTTCCATTTGTTTGGTGTGGTTTAGTTGCTACTAAGTCTCTAAAATTAAATTGTACATCTTTTACAATATACTGTTCTGGTGTTTTACCTTCTGATTCGTTAACAATTATTCTGTTTACCTTTGCAGGATCTACATGATAAAGTTTTTTAGTTTCAGGATCCCTTAAAAAGAATCCGTCTCCGTATTTGAATACATTACGTACAAGTCTAAACATACGTTTTTCAAAATTATTAATCTTATACCACTGTTGTAGGTATTGTCCTAAAATTTGTACTTCGGAATTAGTAGCCTGCTTCTTATAGTCAAATGTAAAATGTGTTCCGTTTTGTTTGTGTTTTTGTGTACAAAATTCTGCAAGAATATCAAGTGCAGCATTCACTTCTGAATCTAAGTCCATTGTGTTGTACTGTCCGTATCTTTCAACTCTGTTTGGAGTTCCTGTATAGACGTCAGGTAAAAAACTTGAATAATTACTGCGAGCTGGTCCTGGCCTAGTTACAGCACTTGCTCCATTTATTGGGGAGTAAATTCCTGATGTTTCATTTCCTGCACTAACAGGTGTAAAGTATTTTTTCCAGCTCATTTATAATCCTACGTTTGACATCATATTGCCATTCATGCCTTTAGTGGCTTTAACTTGTTTTTGTATCTCTGTTAACTGTCTACTATTTATTTGAATCAGCTGTTGTAAAGTTTGATTTATGGTTTCTGAAAGATCTTCGTTTGTATTGCCTTGAGTGCTTGTGTTAGGAGATGACATATCTGTCATCAAGTCTTGTAGGACTTTAGGAGGAGCACTTTGTTGTCCTGCGGTTGCTGCAGCCATTGCAGACGGATCAAATCCTTTAGTTATACTATTAATTACATTACTAAGCTCTCCGTTAGAAGCTTTTGCTAATAGTTGTCCTTCAGGAGATTTTGCAGGCACAACTGCTTCTAAATCATGTAATAATGCTGCTGTTCCTTTGCCAAAGTCTTGGAAACCGCCTGTACCTTCATTAAAGGGATTAATACTTTGAAAGAAATCTTTAATATATTGCCAAGATGATCCGCCTTCTTCAGTTATGTTTCCTTGTTCTATTTGTGTTGATACATTTTTATCTGCAACGCCGGCTAGGGCTTTGGCAAAACCTTCTGTTAATGTTTTATTAGTATCAAGGACACCCTGCTGAATTAATGTGTCAAGTGCTTCTCTTTTTTCTTTTTCACTTGCGCTACCACTAGTAAGAGTATTAAGTTTCTTTATTGTATCATCAAACAAAACTCCAGATTCTTTTAATTCGGTCTGGAACATTTCTATTCCACCTATTTGTTCTTTTAGGGAGGAGCCAGGTAATGCTTCTGCTAAACCTTTTAAGAAAGTTTCTGTTGATTTACTTAATGTTGAATCAATACTATCAGCAACAGTGCTGTAGGTTTTCATAAGTGTACTATTAGTTTGTATCTGTTCACCTATAATTTCTTGTGATTTTCCTGCTGTGTTTGCTAGAGCTTGTTGTCCTTTGTTAAGTGCTGTTAATGCATCTTGATTTACACCAGCTCCGTCAACTTGAAGTTGTGTATTATCAGTTAACCGTGCTAGGTTAGCATTAAACGCTTCTCTAAATGTAAGTTCTTGGCCTGTTGCATCTTTAATTTTTTTCTGTATAGCTTGTGTTGCATCAATAACTGGACCCATTTCTTCAAGAACATTTGCTTGGCCTTTTGCTATATCACTAGCTTGTGCGAGTGTAGCAAGTTGTAAACCTTGTCTACTTGCGGCAAATTTGTTTGCGGCCGCAGCTGCTTCTGCACCTAATCTTTGTGCTTCTGCTACATCTCCTCTTTTGTTTGCTTCAGCAGCTTGTCTTGCAAGTTCGTATGCTTCTTGGTTAGTTGCAGCAAAGTTCTTAGTTGCTTCTGTCATAGGAGCACCAGTTTGCATTAAATCGTCAAACAAGTTCTTTAAAACTGCCGGACCTTTATTAAGACTTGTCTGTGCGGCGTTATATGCATCTTGAGCACCTGTTACACCATCCATTTCTAACAAACGAAGTTTAGCTTGTGTAGCACCATCTCTTTGTCTGTTCATTAAATCGTCTTGCATCTGTTTTGCATCTTTACCTGTCAGTTTAGAAACAATACTCATATTTTTTGCAAGTTCTTGAGCAGTTTTTACTTGTTCAGCATCTGACCTACTACTAAGCATTGCAGATCGTCTTGTAAGTTCTGTATTTTTCATTACAAATTCGTTAGCTTCTTGAATGTTGTAACCTAGATTCATAAATCCATCAATTACACCTTCTTCAAACATTGCATTACTTAAATCTGCAAAACGTTTTGCACCATCGCCTACACTTCCGCCCAATCCTGCAAGAGCCGCAGAATTATTAGATACCATGTTAGCAAAAGCATCCAGTGGCATCCTTGCCTTACCGGCTTCAGCTCTAATTTGGCCAAGATCTCCGCCTAGGCCTCCACCAACTTTAGCCATATTTTGGAATACTGTTTGTGAATCTTCAAGAGTTTTAATTATTGATGTTCCAGCACTGCCAACTTTTGATAATGCATTAGGTAGCATGTTTGCAAAATCTTTAGAAGCGGCCGTTAAACTACCTCCGCCTTGGTCTAATACTCTACCAAATCCAGAAACCGATTTGGTAAGAGAGGTACTAACCTTTGGAAGTGGATTGGGACCGCCGGGACTAGGAGTTTGTGTATTAGATGGAGTGGCTTTAGCAAAGCCAGCAGATATAGCGTCTACTATTGCATCTCTATCTTGAGGATCTAGCGCCATTCATTTTCCTTATCACTTATTTTTTTGGTATATAAATACACTTGTATAACTATTTATGCAAGGAACGAAATGAGCGATTTTTTAAAAAAACATACTAGACAGCCAAAAATCTTTATAGATTTGCCTAGTAATGGACAATTTTATGATAATACTGTGTTGCAGGATATGCAAACTACACAGATCCCAGTCTACGGAATGACTGCTATGGATGAAATTATGTTAAAAACGCCAGATGCATTATTTACTGGAGAAGCAACTGTTAGGGTTATACAAAGTTGTATTCCTACCATATTAAATCCGTGGCGGTTAATTGGGTATGATATGGACTATGTATTGATTGCGATTCGAATGGCAAGTTATAGTGATTCACTACCTTTAGAAACAACTTGTGCAAATTGTGAAACTAAAAATACAAATGAAATTAAATTGTCGTATCTTTTAGATAGTTTTAGCACGTATAAAAGCCATGAAAGTTTTATGCTTAATGAGTTAACTGTAAATCTTGCTCCAATTGATTATAAAACACATACTGGATTTCAACAAGAGCAGTATACTTTAGAAAGACAAGTTGCACAAATACAAGTTGGTGGTAGGGAGCAAAACTTAGAAAAAGAAAAAATGTTGCAAGAACTTCTTAATCAAATGACTAATATACAGTTAAGATTAAGTGTCGCTTATATAGATAATATCACCGACGGAACCGATAAAGAAGCAGATAGTTTAAAAATACTCGAATTTATTTCTAATAATGATGCTAAGTTTTATAAAGATCTACAGGTTAAAATAAAGGACATTTCAGAAAGTTGGCAATTGCCTACGTTTGATGTTGACTGTCAAGAATGTGACAATAAGTATAAGGCAAAAATTAATTTGGATTATTCAAGTTTTTTCGGCAACAGCTCGTTCAACTCTCGGAATCTGATATAATAGAGTTAGACGAAAGATACACTAACGATATCAAACAAATAAAATATGATGCGTATAAATTAGGATGGTTTATGCGTGGATCATTATCTTACTATGATCTAATGCACACTCTTAATCAGGAAGATAAAGAAGTGTTAAATAAAATTATCAAAGAAAATATAGAACTTACTAAAGAATCTAAAATGCCGTTTCTCTAGTTCTTAGGTAATGGTTTAACTTCACCTGCTTTTACTTTTTGTTTTGTTATAGCTAGTAACTTAGCTAGTTCAGGATCTTTTTTAAATTCTTTTGCTACTGCTTGTGCAGCTTTTTTATCTACTTCAGCACTAACTTTGTCTTGTCTTTCTGTGATAGCTTTTAGATCTTCATCGATTTGATTGCTCCACACATCTTCTTGTATGCCTTCTGGACAATTTCCAAAACTTATTGTTTTAAGTTGATTAGGTCCTATCATATTTTTAAGCACATGTTCAGCAACCCAATCAACTACCCATGTTTTTCTAAGCAGTTTTGCTATCATATTACCTATAACTCCTGCAGCAGCAAATGATAATATAGTACCAAGTATCCAACCTATTCCAGGAATAAGCATTAACAAAGTTCCTAGGGTCCTTACTAATCCGCTTGCTACTAGAGCTATAGCTGGAATAATAGATAATATTTCCATAATAAGAAATTCTTTGATTTGCCGTTCTTTGGCTACTAGTGCCTTGCTGTCTTTACAACCTGCCTTTTCGTAAACATCACCGTATTCGTCTAAGTGACTAGCTAATTCTTCTAATGAAAAGAATCCAAATACTATTGTACCAATAGCAGTTCCTTTTAGCCCTCCTAAAATACTCTTACCAAAACCCTTAGCTGCACTAACAGTCTTACTAATTGCGCCTTTGGGTTTTGTTGCTGAACCTTTTACTTCAACTTTAAATTTTTCATCAATAGCTTTTAGAGCTTTATCATAATCTACATCTGATACTAAACCTTTCATATATCTAGCATTTAATGTATTGTGTTTGATTGCAACAGACACTGCTCTAGCTTTGTCTTTTACTATGCCGTATGGTTTACCTGCATCGTCAATGATTTGCCACTTATCACCAATTGCACTAATATTAAATCTTCCTTTGCCAGGACTTACATCTCCTAAACCTTGACGTTTGGCTGCAACATTTGCCATTCCGCTACCGATACTAGTTAGGTCACCGGCTCCAGCTTTGCTCAAAGCCGCACCAGTCCCTTTTATAGCAGCTCCAAGTGTTCCGCCACCTATTGCGGCAGTTTTTCCTAAACCATAAGCCGCACCAGCCGCAGATAAACCTTTAATAGCCGAAGGGTCTTCTTCTTCAAACAACGGAATCGGTGTTAATTCATTAGATTCTAATATATCTATTACTCTCATGAGTAGTCCTTTATACTGTAACTGATATTATTTATCTATCGCAACTTTATATTTAAGATTTGTTACTTCGTAACAAATAGTTTTCGCTTACGCTCAAACTATAATACTTCGTTTTGATTAAAGCAGTAGATATGAATTAAAGCAATATTACGCAGTAATATTGTAATTGCTTCATGTAGATTGTTTCAGTCAGATGGAACCTACACA